TTGCCCGACCTCTTGGAGATGGTCGCCGAGCAGATACGGAAAGAGGTCGCGGGCTGAAAAATGAGGAAGCTGATCGTCTTCAATTTGATCTGGGCAACCGCGATGTGCGTGGTGATCGCGGTCAACGTCTGGTACCTCTACACTCATCATCTGAAATTATTTTAAGGCCTGCGCCGCAGCCACTTCTCGAATGTGACGTTCGCAAAAATTGCGCGCTCGCGCTGCATTTTCCGTGTCAACAGTTTTTTGAAAATGCAAGTTAGCCTTTAAAACCGGGCACATCACAGCATCAAACAGCCGAGTTCGCAATTTTGGCGAAAGTCGATTTGCTATGCTTCACACGCGGGCAACAAAAAATGCCCGCGCCCGGCGCGAACGCCAGAACGCGGGCATCATCCCTAAACAGGCAATAAAGGACTATGGCATGACGAACCTTAACAAGATGGAACAGAACGCCGCCGCGACCAAGCGATGGCGGACCCGGCTGAAGCGGGCCATGACGATGCTCGACAAGCTGGAGAAGCAGCGCAAACGGCTTGAGAGAGCGGTCGACCTCGCCATTGCGCCGAAGGGGGCGACCAAGCCGCAGGCGAGGCCGCCCAAAGCGCCGTCGCTGGCCGAGACAATCATGCGCCAGATCGCCGAACCGCAGCCAGCGCCCTCGCCTGCCCCTCCTGCCGACCTTGCAATCCCGTCGTTCCTGCGCCGGGAACCGGACCCGGTCGCCGAGCAGCTGAAGGCCGAGCAGGCCGAGACCAAGCGGCTGAAGGCGCGCGGCCGGATCGCCACCATGAAGGCCAAGCAGAGCGGCGAGACGCGCAAGATGCCGCTGACCGGCAAGGCGGCGCTGGCGGCGATCCGAGGTTGAGGCCGGGGCGAAACCGGCATAGACTGCGCTACCGGGCCGAACCGCGATGCGGGGCAAACCGCGTCGCGGGACGTGGCAACCGGGAAAGGGCTGGGGTCACACCCGGCCCTTTTCAATTGGCCAGCTTGCCGTTGATGTAGATCGAGACCAAGACGCCTTCCGGCACCGAAATATCAATCGCCACTTCCGGCAGATCGGGTTGCGGGACCGATGGAGCCGGGCTGATCCATTGCAGCAATTCATCGTCTCCGCCGTTGAAGCGGTCGAGATCGACCGCCGTTCCGGGGATGCCGTCCACGCTGCCGCTTTCCGAATACTGCCAGAGCGCCCACGCCGGATAGGTCGCGTCGGGCCATGTCGGCGTGCCCGTGGTGTACTGCGCCAGCCAGAGATCGGTGTTGTCGGCCAGCAGCTCGTCGCGGCCAGAAAGCTGTTCCTTCAGGAGATGGCCGCTGTAGACCGTCACCTGCAGGCCGCGCGGATCGGCCAGCAGCATCTCGACCGCCTCATGCAGGTCATCGAGCGTGCAGCCATCCTCCTCATAGTCGATCACCATGCGCTCGCCCGGCACCGGATCGACCACGTCGAGGTAGTAGCGCATCTGGTCCGCCGCATCGCCGGGCTTGAGCCAGTGATAGGTGCAGCAGGCGATCCCGACATCCATGGCGCGGGCAATGTTCTTGGCACGGTTCGGGTCGGTGTAGCCGGTGCCCTCCGTCGCCTTGTGGATCATGGCAATGACGCCCGCCGCCTTGACCTTCTCGAAGTCGGGAAAATCCTGCCAGTGCGAGATATCGATGCACTTCGGATGATCGCTCATTTTGCACTCTCCTCGACCAGCATTCTCCTCACGGTGTCACAATCCTCGACCACGCTGACGAACTTGCCGTTGGTCATGCCGATGGCGCAGTTCACACTTTCGGTCAGGAACTTGTTCGGCTCGTCAGGCCGCGCCGCCTGCATGCTGGTCACCTGCTCCGGATTGACCAAGACCTCATGTCCATCGACGGTGTGCAGCAACACCAGATGCAGCACAACCGAGGTTATGCCCATTGGGTTTTCACTTTCCGAATTTTTACGACGGTGCTAAGGGAGCCCCATGGCTCCATTGGATGTAGAACGCGCAATCTGGGTTTTCGGGACGGTCTTCTTCGTCCTCGCCCTCATGATCACACTTTTGCACTTCGGAAAATCACATGACAAATAATGCGAATGCCGCCTTGCATGGGCGTCCGAACAGATTGCTGGATTTCGAGATCGAGCCCTTGTCCGAAGGCTCGACCATTGCGGTGCTTGATCTTGCGCCCGAGCTTGGCGAGCCGGGCCGCGTGCTGATCAACCTTGAAATCGCCAAATTAATGCGAGCCAAGCTCGACGCCTTCATTCTGCAGGCTGCGCCCTTAACACCGCACGCCCACTGACAGCGCGTTGTTAGAGGCCCCGTTAAAGGTGTTGCTGGCGCTTCCGTCGCTGTTTTCCAGTGCATAGACTGTGTTCCAGCCAATCGGAGCATTCCACAAACCGCTGTTGGTCGTGCCGACATGGATCGAGCTAGCCGATCCGTTCATGAAAATGCTGGACGAAAAAGAATAGGCCGCCGCACTATTCAGCCCAATGCCGGTGCCGCCAGCAGCGTTCAAACCGGAGGTTGTCACGCATCGCGCGGCGTAGGACGCTGAAACAGTATCTTCCGCAAGCCCGACCAAGAAGCTGTTCTGATTTCCGGCACTGGCCCGCGCCTGACGGTTGCTGCCGATTGCATAGGTATAGGGCGCACCGTTATCGATGGAGACACAGCCGAAATAAACCCGGTTATAGGCGTTCCAGATGCCGAGAGAACCAGCAACGCCGCCGGTGCCCGCGCCGCCAATGATCCAGTCAATCGTAGCGTCCGCCGCCCGCGTCCGCACCGAACCAAGATAGGTGCCGCGCTGCGCGGCCGGTCCATTGGTGATGGCATTGGCGTTGAGCAAAATGCCTTGAACGCGAACCAACTCCGACGTTCCGGCCCCGCTGCCACGCGAAATGCCGGTCCATGCTGGCCCGCGCGTACAGCGCAGCGTGCCCACATCGTTCCATGCAAACAGATCGTAATTGGAGCTGGCGACACAAGCTGCCGGGCTTTTGGTGGCATCGGTAGTGACTTGCGACAATTCGACAAACGGCGTCGGGATCATGAAGGTGCCGTCATAGACCAGCACCATGTTGCCGACGTAAGGCGTATAAATGGTGACATTGTTCCCCGTAACCGTGGCAGTCATGACCGGCGTGCCGCTCAACACCGTCAAGCGTCCCTGCGGCGGAAAGAACAACGCCAGCGCGCCGGTCTGCCCATTGATCGACGCCACGCCACCAGCAAACGCCGACACCAATGATTTTTTCCATGCCCCGGATGCGGCCTGATCCGAGATCATCACATAGTCGGTGCCTGCGGCGGCCTTGGTGGGCAGGCCCGCAATGGTTACGTCGGTCGGCGCGGCCACGCCTGCGGTGTTGTTGCCCTTGAAGGCAAACGCCGCCATCGTGGCGAGTTCACTATTGGCGATGGCCGTCCCGAGCGACCAAGCGGCGGGGCCGGTGCGCCGGGCGATCCCGGTGCCCGAGAGGGCGGCGATGGCCGCCAGATCGGCATTGGCGGGTTGCAAGCCAGAGATCGGCGTGCCGCCGTCCTGAATAATCTTGCCGGTGGTGCCGTTGTAAGTCGCGAGATTGCCGCTGACGGCGGCTGCTGGCCCGGTGACGTTGCCCGAGCCGCCCGCTGCCGGATGAACATGATCCTCGCGCGCGTATTTGGCTGAAGTACCGACCGCACCCGAACCGCTTTCGACAATCGGCGTGGCCGCTGCAGGCACCGGCAGCGCACTGACGGGTGCCAGATTGGCAATCGATACACCGCCGTCCTGAATGATGAGGCCGGTCGCGCCGTTGTAGGTCGCGATGTTGCCGGAAACCGCACCGGATGGCCCGGTGACGTTGCCTGATCCTGTTCCGGCGCTCGCGGGGTGGACATGGTCCTCGCGCGCATATTTGGCCGACACGCCGACGGCCCCGGTGCCGCTTTCGATCAAAGGCGTCGCCGACGCTGGCACCGGGAGCGCACTAGCTGCCGCCCTTGACGTATCGGTCGGGTGAACGTGATCGCCGCGCGAATAGAGCGCGGAGGCACCGGGAGCGGCGACGCCATCCATTGCCGGATTGGCATTGCTTGGCGAGCCGCCGCTGACGACCGGCGTCCATGTCAGACTTTGTCGGCCGTACTGCACGCCATCGTTCGGGGCTTCGGGCACCGCACCGCCGCTGCCAAGCAACGACACTGGCGCGAGCGCGTAGGAGTTGGTGACGCTATTCCACAGCAGCGCGTTTTGATGCGCCGGGTCAGCAATGCCGCCAACGGGCGGCGCGAAGTCGGTATAGTCCAGATCGAAATAAAACTGACCGTTCACTTGGCGCACGGCAATGCCCGCGCCGCCGAACACGGCGGCCGGAAAACTTACGACGGTTTTGAGTTTGACCTTGGGAAGCAGCGCCATTCAAAGCCCCTAACTGAGCGTCGATCCGACCTTCCATGTTCCGGAGGTACCGGCGACGGTGCAATCAAGCAGCTTGACCCCGCCAGATGCCGCATCCTCAATCCAGATGCGGTCACCGACCACATAGGTGCCGAACGTCGGTGCCCCACCGGAAATCGCCGAGGCTTTTGCGACATACTCCGTGATGAAGCCGACCGCGTTTCCGGAGATGTTGGCGGTCGAGGCTTCGCGCCGAACCGGGACGATATCGAGACCGCTGATGTAGATGCCGCTGCCGAGCCATGTGTTGCCGTGACATTCCAAGACCGTGGTGAGCGGCTGCGCCAGCTTGAGCGCACTGCCGCCGGATTTGACATTGAAAATCCGATTGCCCCTGATCGTGGTGCGGACGGCGTTGGAGGTGTTGACGATGGCGTCGGCTGTTACGTCGTTCTCGCCAACATCATTGTTGGTCACGACACATTCCAAAACCTGATCCATGCAGATATTGCCAGCCGCCCCCGCTCCCGTAGAACAGTTGGCGAAAACCCTGTTGCCATCGACCGTGATCGAGCGCGGCGGCACGGACGATCCGGACACAAGGATGCCCGCCTCCCGGTTGTTGAAGATTTCGTTGCCCGCGATGACCTTGATTTCCTTGGCTCCATCGGCGATCCGGATGCCGTTTTTGTGGAACAGCGCGATGTTGCCGCGCACGACGCCGCCGATCATCTGGCCCAAGAGCAGTCCTTCAAGCACGGCAGCGGAACTGCTACCAAGCGTGAAATTGTTCTCAACGACGATGTTGGTCGGGTAGACCGTCAGATAAATCGGGCTGTAGGGATATTGCGGATCGGCCGGGTTTGTTGCGGACCGGTAGATGTTGTCGGCGGTGCATTCGACATAAACGCCATAGCCGCTGTTCGCCACCCGCACCGCGTTCCCGCTCACAAAGCAATTTCGGAACGCGAGATAACGCAGGCTGGCGACGTTGGCGTATTCCAGCGCCAGATCGCCGCCCGTGATGAACACGCCGCAATAGGTGGTTTGCTCGATCCGATTGTTGCGAACGTCATACGAGACGACGCCGGAAAGGCGGATGCCGTGCGAGCCAAAGACCGGCGAGTTTGGTGCCGTGGACGAAAGGGTCGCGGGCATCGTCATGTTGCCGATGCGGTTGTCGTGGATGCGGACGTTCGTCCAGTGCAACGTCTGCGCCGTGCGCGGGGTGGCTAGATAGGCCGCCTTGGTCGCATTAAGGTTGCTTTCGTCAATAGCGCCCTGCGGCAGCCAATCGAAGCCAATCGCAATCGCGATGGTGTTGCTGTCAAGAAATACGTTGTCGTGAATATGGATGTTGTCGCCGCCGCCGTAGCCCCCGAGCATCGTCCCGTTGCCGCTGTTCTGCGTGCTGTAAAAGGTATTGCCCCACACCTCGATATCGGACGGCGCGCAGTAGATACTTGGACTGGCCACGGTCCCGCCATCGCCATAGGCGCAACCGAAACTGATGCAGGAGTGGTAAATGCTCTGAGACGAACCAAGCCCGGTTGAAACCGGCACCCGGAAATTCCAGCCCGTGATCTTGTTCCTGCCGAGCGGCCGAATGCCGTAGACACTCCCGGTACATTCAAGATTGATGGTTGCCCCGTGGCCGTAGTGGTCGATGCCGTAGCGCCATATCAGCCCGAAATCGGTCACGCCCCCATTGATGACGACGCGATAGATGTCACCGGGGACACCTTCGACCACCCCGCCCGTGAAGAACGTGTTGAGATAATCGTCTGCGTCCTGCATCGCTTGGCGGTCGTCAACCACGTTATTGCCCGCTGCGCCGAACATTCGCGGGTTAACGTCCACTTCAACGAGTTGCCACCACGCGCCATCGACTGAGTGGAAATGCCAAGACCGAACCGAAGCGGGCGCGCCGCCGAGCTTCTTGTAGAGGCCGCCGCCGAAATCGCCCGCAGCACTCCACCCCAGAACCGAAACGAGTGCAACACCGCTGGGAATTGTCGCGGCGCTCGCCAGAGCGCGGGTGTCGTATTGATGGACTTGATTGCCAAGCGCCGCAGCAGAGGCCGCAGCTTGCGCGGCAGCGTCCTGCGCGGCCTTCGTTGCTGCATTCAGGTCCGCCATCGTCGGCGCGCCGATATCCTCCCTGAGTTGATCTTCATTGAGACTGAACGAGTAAACGCCGTTCGTCGTGTCGAGAAGGATCGGGCTTGCGGCCTGCACCTGCACCGGAAAGACCGGATAGGCCTTTAATTTGAGATCGGGAAAATCCGTCATGTCGCTGGCACCACGCCGTCGACAATGGCGAGCGGCCCGACGCTCAACTGGATGGTCTGGGTGCCGTCGTCGTTGGTCAGGGTCAGGCCGGTGTCGTAGGTGCCGGGACACAGCGACTGCATGTCCTGCAAGGTGAAGAACCAGCGAAACGTCCCGAGGTCGACAATCGTCAGCTTGCCGTTGGCGGTCGACGCCAGCAGCGAGCCGCTCGCGGTGCTGGTATCGTAATTGTCGCCGTAGCCGGATGATGCGCCCTCGCGCTTGGGGCTGATCTGAAACACCATCGAGCATGCGGACAGGTCGATGGGGTTGCTGTCGAGGTCGGTGACAAGCCCGATGAACACCCAGCTGGCCCGGTTGGACTGCGGGGGAAACGTGACGTGATACATGGCTACAGCCTGATGTAGAACGTGCAGAGCTTGCGCGGGCCGATGGTGCGATGCGCCGCGCCGTTGGTGCCGCCCGTGCTCTGGGAGGTGACGCTGATCGAATTGTTGCCGGTGAAGGGCAATTGAAGTGCTGTCCAGTCGCCCGTACCGCTGGCATACGGCACCGGGTTGCCGCCGGTTGAGGGAGAGGGCTGCGAGCCAATGGAGTTACTCGTCCCTGCAACATTGGAGCGGGGGCCGCCGCCCGAGGGGCCGACCGAAATCGGCTGTGCGGCGTTGACGGAGGTGATGTTCGGGATTTGCCCAATCGCCAAGGCGTAACTCTCGCCGCCGCCGAACGCGCCAAGCTGAAGCGGGTTGCCGCCCCAGAACGCCGCCGTCAACCGGCCCGCCGGGGTGTTACCCATGTCATCGAGCGCGCCGATGGCGTAGCCGCGAAAGTCAGGCAGCGCGAGATTGCGGTTCAGGGTGTTGTAGTCGTTCGCCGCGTTGGTGCGCGCAACTACGTTCTGCGAGGCGTCGCGAAGCACCAGACTGCTGTCGGCGGCATAGAGTTGCAGGAACAGGTTCTGGGTGTCGGCCTGCGGCCGTTCGGTCGCGCCCGAGCTGGCGTTGCCGATTGACAGACCGTTGAGCCGCACATGCCCGGCGAAAGCGCCGACGCCGTAGCGCAGGATGATGTTGCCGGTCTGGTTCAATGCGTTCGGGTCGACCGTCGTGCCGCCACCGCCGCTGCCGCCGCTTGGCCCGATCACCAGAATGCCGTCGGAGGCGAGCTGCACGACGCCGGTCTTGTCCTGCAGGCGGATCTTGACCGTGCTGCTGCCGCCGCTCGACGCATCGGCCAGAAAGAACTGCGGCACGCGCCCGGCGGCGTCGAGCACCATCGGGTACGGCATCTTGATCGAGAGGTTGACGTCGGCGAATGCATCCTGCGGCGTCGACACCGTGCCCGCCTGCATGATGTACAACTGGCCGCCCGAAAGCGGTTTGCCGTAGATGTCGAACTGCTGTGTCATCGACAGCGGGATCGTGCCTGCCATGGCTTCCCCGATTTATTGCTGCAGCTGACGCATGAAGTCGTCCGCTGTGACGTCCTTGGTGCCGGTGGTCGAGATCAGATTGCGTGTCGCAAGCGCGTAGGCTGCGAGCGTCGCGGGGCCGGGTGATGCTGCCAGCGAATATTTTGCGCGCGACCACTTTGCGACCGAAGCGGCCTGCGCTGGCTTCGCCAGAATGCTCGCTACCACGCGACCGCCGAGGATCGCCTTCAGCGTCGTCAGCGGCTCGAAGAACAATGCAGCGCCTGCGATCTGCCGTCCGCTGCCTGACGGGTTGGCGAACTTCTGCAATTGCTTGAAGCGGCTCGACACCGTGGCGATATCATCGAGGTGCGTCTTCAGCGGATTGTCGGTCGACTTGAACAGCAGGTTCTTGCCCGCGTCCGATATCTTGTTGTAGTCGGTGATAAACCGTTCGGGACTGAAATTGCCCTCGACGTCGCGGCCAAGCCTGCTGATCACCGAGGAAGCAAGTTCATTCCAGTCGTCCGAACCCATCGCCTTGCGCGCCTGCGCCAGCTTGTTGATGTCGGCGCGCGACGCACTGCCCGCCATCGCCGTCAATCGGTCGAACACTTTTTCCGGCGCAGCATCGCCTTCGGTGCCGACAATCTTCGTCAGCGCCTCGCGGCGCGACGTCACCAGATCGGTGTATCGGTTGGCGCGGTCGAACGCGGCCGAGGCCTTCGGTCCCGACGCTGCGACCGACGTCTTGAGGTCTTCACTCAGGGCCCCGTAGATCTGCTTCAGCTGGCCGCCATCGACACCATCCGGCAGGATGCCGCGCGAGAGCATGCCGCCGATGTTGGTGCGCAGGTTCTTGATGCCCTCATAGGTGAGGCCGCCGGGGCGCTGCAGCGCGGGCAGCACCATGTCGACGGCCTTGCCGGGCGCTAGTCCTGACGCGGTCTGCTTGGCCGCGATCTGGCTCACGGTATCGAGCGTTTTCTCCAGCGGCGTCGTGATATTGGGATCGACGGCAGCGTCGACCTTGGCATAGGCCTTGTCGACGTTTGCCTTGCTCTCGCCCGTGATCCAGTCGGTAATCGAGTTGCTCGCGATCTCGCCGGTCTTGGCGGGCGCAGCCGCCGCTCCGTAGGAAGCGGCGACCTCACTGGCCTTGCCGCCGAGCTGTTCAAGAGACTGGCCTGCGGCCTTCACCAGTGGCGTTCCGCCGAAGGGGATGTTGGCGACCACCGCGCCCGCTTGCTGCACCGGCACCCTGTCGCTGGCCGCTGCACGCGGGATCTCGACGGGTGTGCCGGTCTGCGACAGCCGGTCAGCGGCGGCGACGACATCCGGACCCGATCCCGGCGGTGCCCGCGTCGGGGCAAAGCCCGGCGGCAATTCCTTCGGCACAGCCCCGTAGCGCGCCATGCCGAGGCCCGGCGTCAGCAGCTGCGTGATGAACTCCGGATATTCGCGCGGGATGCCGGTGACGTCCTCGATGGGCTGTCCGACCACCGAGCGGATCGCCGAGGTGGCGGGCGATGCCACATATCCGGCAGCGCCTGCGATTGTCTTGCCCGCGCCCATCAGCGCATCGCCGAGGCCCGCCAGACTGTATGGCTTGGCAGCGTCAAAGCCCTTGGAGACCTGATCGACGCCGCTCGACACCAGATCGAGCGCCTCGCGGCTCATCTTTTTCTGGGTGTCCCAGTAACCCGTGATCGGACTGAGCGCCTTTTCGACCGGCGACAGTTTTTGCCGCTCCGACAATCCGTGATCGGGGGCCTCATTGGTGTTGATGATGACGCGGGGCCGGTCGTGCCAGTCGACATTCTCGCCCGCTGGCGGATCGTGCCATGTGATGTCTTCAGCCATCACTTGTACTCTTTGGTGCCGTCGGAATAGAGGATCACCGTCTTGCCCTTGTTCGGGCCATCGTTCACCGTCCCGGTCCTCACGACCGCCTTTGGCTTCCTGTCGAGTTCAGCGGGATCGATGCCCTGCGCCTTCAGCCGCGCCTCGACCTGATCGCGCGGCACCCGGTTGGCGAGATCGTTGCGCGCCAGCCGCAACGCTTCATCCGCACCCGTGCCCTGCCCCGCCGAGGGCGCTCGCAGTTCAGGCGGAATGATCGTGGCGGGCGGCCGATAGGCGGCACCCGCCTCGCGCGCCATGCCGTGCATTGCGGTCAGGCGGTTCTGCTGCTTCAGCGCGATCACATCCGCGCTGTCGCCGGGCTGAGGGAAATATTGCTGCTCGGCGTTGGCGAACTCCGACGGGCTGATCGCCGCGCCGCTTTCCTTGCGCAGGATCGCGTTGACGAAATTGCGCTTGGCCTGATCGAACTGCTGCCGGTCGCCCGACAGGAACCAGTTGCGCACGACGTTGCCGCCATAGGGAATGTTCTTGGCGGCCTCCATCACCGTGCCGCCGGTCGCACCGCCGACGCCCTGATTGATGGTCTCGAACTTGTTGATGGTGTCGTGCGCTTCCGCCATGCGGTCGGTGTAGCTCGCGGCCTGCGCCTGATCGTGGTTCATGCCCTTGCCGCCACCCGAGACGAACGGGTTGGCGGCAGGCCCCGGCTCGGTGCCGGGGATCACGCCCTCCGGTCCCTGCTTCCTGACCCGCACCAATGTCTTGACGCCGTTGTTGTCGATCTCCTTGATCTCGTACTGGTTGCTCGCATCGGGCGACGTGTAGCCCTTGCCGATGATGTAGGCCTTACTTTCCGGCAATCTCGGATCGATGCCTTGGGCGACCAGATTTTTCGCGCGCCACGTCGGACTGTCCTCTTCGTCCTTCACGGCGGCGCGGCCTTCCTGCGCCTGCTGGATCGCCAGCTGCGCATTGGCGCGGGCATCGGTGACAGCGAAGCGCGCGTCCTCGCGCTGCTGATCCTGCAGGCGGTTCTGCAGCGTCAATCCGAGCTGCGCGAGATCGGGATGTCCCGAGGAGATGAGCAGGTTGGCATTCTTCGCCGCATCCGGCCCGAGTTGCGCCAGCGTGTTCTGCTTCAGCTGGTCGGCCTGCGCCTGCTGATAGACCTTGCCGAGGTTGCCGAGCGACTGCCATGTCGACGGATCAACCGCTGAATTGATGTTGCTGTAGGAGACGGGTTCGAGTGCCATCAGGCCAATCCCCATTGTGCCAGCGGGCCAGCAGCTTGATGCGGACCCGTGGTCCCCACGCCGTAATCATCGGCCGTCAGGCCGGGCAGCGGCTGCGCCGCCGAGCCGCCATAGGCGCCGCCGAGCGCGCTGCCGAGCCCGCTGCTCAAGGCGGCCCCGCCGAGCGCGCTACCGATGCCGCTCAAGCCGCCGGTCGCCACCATCCCGGCGATCTGCAGGCCCGCGTTGAGCAGGTTCTTCGCGCCCGCCGCCTTGCCCGCCGCTGCTGCGTTGTTGGCGTTCTCCATGCCGGTGGTGACGCTGCCTTCCAGACCGGTCTGCGCGCCCGCATATTGCTGCGCCAGATTGGCGAGGTTGGTATAGCCGCCCGCTTGCCCCTGTGCCGCGCCCGAGGTTGCGGTCAGGCCCATCCCGGCCATGTTCTGCAGGTTCTGCAGCCATGATCCGTATTGCTGGTTCTGCAAATTTTGTCCGAAGGTCTGCGCGTCGATGTCGGCATTGCCGCTGTCGTTCATGCCCTGCGCGGCACGACGGCGGTTGATGATGTCGAGACCGGCGTTGATCGCGCCCGTGTAGCCGGGATTGTTCTGGAAGGCCCCGGCCGCGATGTTGTTGCCGCCGGGACCGTTGATGCCGAGGGCGTTGCCCAGCATGCCGCCCGCGCTGCTGTATTGTGTGCCGAGATTGGCAAGCGGCGTGTAAGCCCCGATGGCGGAATTGAGGTTGGTCTGGCCGGTGTTGTAGCCGGTCGCCAGCTGGCCAAGGCCGGTGGTCTGGTATTGGCCCAGCAGTGCCTTGTTGGCATTCGCGGCGTCCTGCTCAGCGCCGCCGCCGAACAGCGTGTCAAGAAAACCTGCCATGTTAGTTTGCTCCGGGGAGAAACTTTTTCAGCGTTGCGTTCCAGATCAGCACCTGACCGTTGGTCATCGTCCCGATGCTGATTTCGGAAAACAGGTTGGCGAACGCGGTGAGCTGCTGGATTTTTTCATACCAGACCGGGTCGATGCCGGTCGGTGTGTCGATGTTGACGTTCTGCGCGGGCAGCACGATCTTCATTGCAGCCTGTCCACCAGCATGTCCGCACCCATGAATGCGAAGCTGAGCGGCGCGCTCTCCTGAAAGCGCCAGCGCACGCCCTGATTTTGTGCCTGCCCCCAGATCGAGGCCCGCACCCTGCCGTCGGTCAGCGACTGCCTGCCGATCTTGATGATGCGCGGATTGCTCCACGTCTGGCCGCCGTCCCTTGAGATCCTGATCGAGATGTCGGGGTCGGTTTGCAGCGGGTCGGTGCCGGTCGCGATGCCGACGCCCTTGGTCAGATAAAGTTCGATGGAGTTGATCCGGATCTTGTTCGGAAACGCGCCCATCGGCCCGGTCTCGATGCGGATCAGCAAGGGATCATTGAACTCGGTGTTGGTCTTGCCGTCGATCACCGCGAGGTTGCCGCTCTTCTTGTCGCCGCAGATCCACATCCCGAAGGCCCAGAGCGGAAACAGGCCGCGCCAGTATTGCTGCAGATGCGACTTGCGCTCATGCCACCCCTGCAGCGTGGTGTCGTATTCCCAGCACCACGCCGGTCCCTGCACCACGACGACGCCGTGGCCCTGACTGACATAGACCGAGACCGTGATCTTGCTCTTGTCGGGCTCGGCCTCGATCAAGAGATCGAGATCCGGCGGTGAGATCGGGGTCGCCGTGTAGCCGCTCAGCGTCGAGACCTTGAAGTCGTCGCCGACGAAAAAGATGCCCTTGCCGAAGCCGTCGTCATGGCCTGCAATCGCATTGATGCCGACGATGCCGCGCGAGATGGTCGAGTTGTAGCTCCACGGGAAGCCGGTGTCGTTGACGCCGCCCCACACCTCGATGGTGTTCGAGCCGCACAGCAGCAGCTGGCCGCCGAGCGGGAGCGCGCGAAAGAGCGTGTCGGGTTTGCTCTCGGCGGTCGCATTGCTGAGCGAGTTGATGTTGGTGGTGTTGACGTCGGAGGCGACGGCCTTGCCGTTTGAGTAGCTGAACACGAAATGGCCCTGCAGAAACCCGACGGCATTCGGCGAGCCGACGATATAGCCGGGGCTGTTCGGAAACGCCGTCACCGCGCCGCCATTCGTCCAGAACGCGCCGTCGCCGGGCGAAACGATGGCGACGTCGGGCGTGCCCGCGTTGTTGCGCGCCATCGTCACCGGGACCGTGCCGGGCACGGTGCCGGTGAGCTGCGTGCCCGCACCGCCGATGGCGGGGAAGGTCCAGACCGAATTGTCGATCACCGCAAAGATCAGACTGCCGACCAGCAGCGCGCCGCGAAAGTTCGCCCCCGGCGAGGTGCCCCATGGGCGCAGCCCCGGCGTCCGCCAGTAGGCGTAAGGCTTGCCTGCGGTCGCAGGCAGCTGTTCGGGATAACAATTGATCAGGCGGCCTCCTGCGGCCTGCGGAAGCCTGCCCGGTGCGTTCAGCAGGGGAAACGGAATATCGACCATCAGAAGAAGACCGTCCGCAGGATCTCGTAGGTCGGCGTCGTCGCGATCAGATGGCGCAGCCGCTGCTCATGCTGCTCGATGACGGTGAGATCCGGTTGTTGGCTGGAAAACTCGGCCGCCGCGTAGATCGCGACCAGCCGCGCGATGGTCTCGAACAACAGGTTCGGGATGTCGTCGCGGTCGGGCACCACCACGATGCGCGCGATCTCGGTCAGGACGTCATCGATGCAGCCGTCGATGGTGTCGTGCTCGACCGCGCCCAAGGCCTCGCCGGGCACAAACTTGCCGAGGATGGCGGCGGCCTTGTTGATCAGCTCTTCGGAGGTGTGCGACAGCGACGACATCGGTGTCTCCAAAAGAAAAGGACCGCTACCGGCGGCCCTTCTTCTTTTTCAGCTTTTCCGGCTTCTTAGGCTTTTTTGCCTTGACCGTGTTCACCCGGCGAGCCGCCCGGCGGAAAGGGTTTTTTCCCTTCCTCCGCTTCAGGCTTGTCGTGCTTGTGCTTGTCGTCGGTCTCGATTGGCGGCTGCCCCTGCGCCTCGCGCTTGGCGTTCTCTTCCGCCAGCGCTGCGGCTTCGGCGGCCTTTTCCTTGGCGGGATCGGGCTTCTCGTCGGGCGCGTCTTTCGGCTCGCCACACTTGAAGTGCTTGTTGCCCTGCAGCTTCTCCAGCACGTCCTCATCGACGGTCACGGTCTCGGCCTTGCCGTCATAGAAGGTGTGGCCGAACGCCTCGACCACCTTGCTGTCGCCGGGCGGCGCTTTGTAAGTGACACTGACTGATTTCTTCGGCATCGTCGTGGTCTCCCGTTGATTTCATGTGAAACAGGGGTCGGATTGGTTCCGACCCTTACAAAGCGAAGCCCCGGAAATAAAGTTCCAGAATGCCCGGCGCGGGCGCGCTCGACTGCGTCGCGATCAGGAGCTGGATCTCGGTGTCGGAGAACGTCCGGAAGAACGTCCCGGTCGACGCCATCACAGGCAGCGCGCCGCCAGCGGCCCCGATGGTCGAGCCAGAGAGATAGCGCGTGGTGTTGCCGGGATCGCCGATGGAGAGAACCAAGGCGGTGCCGAGGGCCGGAACGGCAGGACCGACCATGTCCATGATGACGAAATTGGCGGGGATCATGAACATGCCGACGACGTTGTTGGTGGTGCCGAGATCGACCGCCGACAGGTTGATCTTGCGGCCATAGCATTTCATCGTGCGTGCGAAGCCCTGAAGCCCTTGGGCGGGCTGGCCCCAATCTTTCCGATAGACCATTTGCGTTCTCCCTTTCCGGGTGGGGTTGTCACGGCGCGGATCAGCCCGCGCCGTGTCTTGAGTGTGAGGGTGGGGGTTAGACCCAAAGCCTCAGTGTGAGGGTGGGGGTTACGCCGCAGGCGGTGCCGCGACGAAGCCGGTCACCATGCCCCAGTCGACCAGCGTGCCGAGATCGGACGCGGGCGCGAGTGAGGAGGCCTGCGGGTTCTTGGCGATCTTCGCGGTGCCGTACTGGCACTCGATGCCGAGGCCGGTGACGAACTCGTAGTCACCATCCTCCAGCGTGGTCGGGCGCGGCATCTGGCCCACCGCATAGGCCAGCGCTGCCTGACCGCACAGGAAGTACGGCTCGCAGTCGACGCCCGCCGCACCGGCCCCCTTCAGGAGCAGGCGCTGCGTGATTTCGGGAATGTTCTTGTAGAGCACGCCATCATAGAGCAGCGCGCCACCCGTGAAGATCGGGTTGGTCTTGGTCGCGTTGCCCTCGCGGGCGCGGGCATCGCGGTTGGCTTGGAACATGGTCGGATCGTTCTGCAGGCTCTTGAACCCGCGATCCCCGAGGAAGCAAACATACATTTCCTCGTCCAGCTCCTCGATCTCCCACGGCGTGATCTTGGGCCGACCGTTGTATGCGCCGGGGTTCGACGGATCGACACCCGACTGCTTGGCGAGCTGCTTGGCGAGCGAGCCCACCGCCGCCGTCATGCTGTCGGTTGCGGTCGCGACGTTGCCGATGGCGGTCGAGAAGGTCGAGGAATAGTTCGCCATCTTGGCCCCGAACAGGGTGCGGTCGTAGTTCGACGCCGTCCAAGAGTTCTTCTGCGCGGTGGTGGATGCGCTCCAGCGAACGCCGTTGACGCGGTTGCCGGGTGCCGACAGGCGGCCCGACTGGATCGCGCCGGTCGGGATCGACAGCAGCGTGTCGGTGAGATCGTCGCGAACGATGCGACGCGCCCAGCCGCGCAACAGATCGCGCGCGGTCGAGCGGACGTTGAACGAGCTTTCCTTGTTGGACGCCCTGTTGTTCGCAACCGCGTTGCGACCCCAGTCGGCCCAGATCGGGAAGCCGTAGCTGTCGAGCTGCTCTTCCGCGCCGCGCAGCGTACCGGCACCGACGCCGTCGCCGGTCAGCTGGTTGACCAGCGGCACGTTGATTTCCTTGCCGTCCGCTTCGAGGTCGGCAAGACGCACGATGACGTTGGACGAGCTTTCACCCATGAACGGGTCAAAGCGGGATCGCCGAAGAAAGTCAGAGATGACCTGACGGCGAAACTTGATGAGTTCGTTGGCTACATGATTGGTGGTGAGCATTGCCGCACCCTTATGGGTCGCGGCGCTCTGGCTCGCTTGTTAGCGATGCCGTCTCAGCGCCGCTTTGCTGAAGTTGCGGCCCGGAACAGCTCCATGT